CACCGTGGATAGCACTGAGTAGTGCTCCACCTAGGATACCTGCAACTCCCATCATATGGAATGGGTTGAGCGTCCAGTTATGGAAGCCCTGTAGGAAGAGTAGGAACCTAAATATCGCTGCAACACCAAACGACGGTGCAAAGAACCAACTGGACTGTCCGAGAGGATAGATGAGAAACACACTGACAAAAACAGCGATAGGCCCAGAGAACGCAATAGCATTGTACGGTCGGATACCAATGAGACGTGCCAGTTCAAACTGACGGAGCATGAAACCAATTAGGGCGAAGGCACCGTGGAGAGCCACGAAATTCCATAGTCCCCCAAGTTGGATCCACCTGACGAAATCGCCCTGAGCTTCAGGACCCCAAAGTAGAAGAAGAGAATGACCCATAGCATCAGCAGGCGTTGAGACAGCCGCTGTAAGGAAATTAGCACCCTCAAGGTACGAACTTGCAAGTCCGTGGGTGTACCAACTCGTAGCAAATGTTGTGCCCGTAAGCCAGCCACCAATTGCAAGATAAGCAGTGGGAAGAAGAAGTAATCCAGACCAACCCACAAAGACAAAGCGATCCCGTTTAAGCCAGTCATCCAGGATATCAAACCATCCCCTCCGTTGTTGTTGTAATGTTGACGCTACCATTTTTTGTTTCCTTTATTTAAAAATGTTCAGACACATTAGAATAGTAGCACACAGAGTATGGGAACTACTAGAGTAAGAATGCCTATAAAAAACCCCCCCACATATGTGAGGGGGTGGAGACTACCAGAGGTTGTATCATCCAATGGTAGGTGCCTGAAGTGCAACAGGAGTTGACTCAACAGCTGCTAGGTCAAGTGGGAAGTTGTGTGCGTTACGCTCATGCATAACTTCCATACCCAAACCTGCGCGGTTCAATACGTCTGCCCAGGTGTTGAGCACACGACCCTGACCATCAAGGATGGACTGGTTGAAGTTGAAACCGTTGAGGTTGAACGCCATCGTGGAGACACCAAGTGCGGTGAACCAGATGCCAACAACTGGCCATGCAGCAAGGAAGAAGTGCAATGAACGTGAGTTGTTGAATGATGCGTATTGGAAGATCAAGCGACCGAAGTACCCGTGGGCAGCAACGATGTTGTATGTCTCTTCTTCTTGACCGAACTTGTAACCGTAGTTCTGTGACTCTGTTTCAGTTGTTTCACGAACAAGTGAGGAAGTAACGAGACTTCCATGCATAGCAGAGAAAAGAGATCCACCGAATACCCCAGCAACACCGAGCATATGGAACGGGTGCATAAGGATGTTGTGTTCTGCTTGGAATACAAGCATGTAGTTAAAAGTACCAGAGATACCAAGAGGCATAGCATCGGAGAAAGAACCTTGACCGAAAGGATAGACGAGGAATACTGCACTCGCAGCAGCGACTGGTGCCGAGTAGGCAACACAGATCCATGGACGCATACCTAAACGGTATGACAGTTCCCATTCACGTCCCATATATGCAAAGATACCAATGAGGAAGTGAAAGATAACCAGTTGGAAAGGACCACCATTGTAAAGCCATTCATCCAAAGATGCTGCTTCCCAGATGGGGTAGAAGTGAAGACCGATTGCGTTTGAAGAAGGAACAACTGCACCAGAGATGATGTTGTTACCATACATGAGTGAACCAGCTACGGGTTCACGGATACCGTCAATGTCCACGGGGGGAGCAGCGACGAAAGCGACGATGAAACAGATAGTTGCAGCAAGCAACGTAGGAATCATCAGTACGCCGAACCAACCAACATACAGACGGTTGTTGGTAGAAGTTACCCACTCGCAGAAGTTATCCCACGAAGAGGCAGATTGTTGCCTTGAAAGAGTTGAAGCCATTGTTTTGAAAAAAGTAAGATCATCAGGGAGATGATGGTTTTACTATTCCTCTGCGCCCTAGGCAGAGGTATGAAAGACGTGTTTATACACCCTATAGGTCTTGGTTTGAGGAGTGTTACGAACCGTTAAGAAATATGTTGATTCCTTAACTAACCGATGTATTTAGTATAGCAGGTGGTCGGTTTCCCGTCAACCCTTAAAAGATGAGTACTTGTACTTATTTCTAAGGGGGTGCTTGGGGACCTTGTGCTTTGGGTTTCTTTTCAAATCCTTTTTAAGATCCGCAAGAAACCTAAGGTGCTGCTTGGTGTTGGTGGATGGTATCAGAATGATGCGTCCTCAACACTGTATTCAGTATAGCATGATTCTATCTCCCAGTGCTCCCAATCCACCTCTTTTTTTGCCAGCATTTGTTCCAGTTCTTCGGTTGTCACACTGTGCTTGATGACTTCCGTTGACTTAACATTTTTTTTATAAATGTGAAATACTCTGTCGTTCATGTAATTTATTGAAAAGAAAAAAGGGACCTTCTGTTATGTGGCAGAGGTCCCTTGCGGCGACGATATATTCTATTTATTAGTTGGTAGGAACCATAATAGGTGTCATCATTCCGCCATCACCTCCACCATCACCATCATCATCAGATTGTCTTATAATCAATAGCATAAAATTTGCTACCATAAATCCAACTATTAATGCTAGGAAGTTAGAGGTGTCCATCACCAAATACCTGGGATGAGTTGTCCTGTAGTTGCATAGCTACCGATAGCAGCGATGACTCCGAGCATTGCTGCCCAACCGTTGATGCGTTCTGCGTTTTCGTTCATGAGTTTTCTCCTAGTGTAAGATAAAATTTGGTTTGGTCTGATGGTGAGTTCTCGTAGATGGAACTATCACCATACTCTTTGTGGTCTTTGTATCCAACCATACGACCTTTCGTATTTTGGATCGCTCCCATCATAGCAATGATCAGGAAGATTGCAGGTGGTCCAATGATAAGGGCACCTCCAATCACATAATAAGTCAGTAGTTCAATCATCAGAATCCGAACGCTCCAAAGAAAAATACGCTACCACTGAAAGCATAAGAGACAACAGCAGCAACAAATCCAACCATAGCAGTCCGTCCATTTAATTTCTCTGCTTTCTCTGCATATGTCTCGTAACCGTAACGTTCTGCGTCGGTCTGGGAGATGTACATTTGTGGTTCTCTGGCGAACATGTTTGTCCGTCCACCATCTTCAGTTGTTACAGTCATGATACGTTTCGTAATGAATCTTTACATAGTATATAGTAAGTCAGAGCTTATGTCAAGCATAAAGTGTGCCATTTTGAACAGTGGCACACCGCTAAATAAAATATATACCGCTTTGGTAAATCGTATGAAAAGGTTTTTACCTATCATAATGTTACTGATGACGGCACCAGCAGCGAATGCAGGTGCTCTTACACATAGATTATCTTCCAGTGTTCAACTAACCGTTGATGCTGCTGCTACTAACGTTACAAGATTAGGAAGTACATACTCTGTTTCTGGTAGTGGTGTAGATACTACTGACGGAACCACAGTTAACACAATTTCTACTGGTGCAATTACTAGTGGAATAATGTCTCCTGGTACTATTGCTGCCACTCAAGATAACCCAGGAAGTGCTTTTAGTTATTCACAGTCTTACACACAAGGTGATGCAATTCCAACGAGTGCAGTCACTGTTGGTGATGTAGCAAACTTCGGCAATATTACATCTACAACTGCAGGATCTGCTGGTTCTCTAGCTGGTACTCTTAGTACTGCTGGTGCTCTCACGATAACAGCTGGTGGAGCTGGTACAAATGCTACGGGACAATTTGTCTCTGAACTCACGATTCTACACTAAATAAATGGGGATCAGAGATCATGACTTCTGGAAGGATAACACTCTGGTATGTCCTAAGTGCGGTGGTTGCAAGTGTCATACCTGCAACTGCCCTGGCGGTCCCCGTGGTCCCAAACTTCAGCCAGGGCTCCATGACGAGCCACACAGAAACAACGTCAAAGGTGACTGAGACGATTAACTCTATAGATTATGCAACAGGATGGCAATATTCAGTATCGGGCACAAACGTGACCAATGGGGGACAATCTCTAAGTCCCAACCCAACAACAAACTCAGTGATAGTGAATCCATTAGGAGGAACAGAGGGGCAAGTAACAAGCGCGAACTCTGGTCTAAATTTAAATGGACAGAGTTTCACGATCGCAGAACCAGGAGCAGCATTCCAGTTCACTCAGACCTACATGGGACCGGGTGTAACGAATCAAACTGTGATTCAAAGAACAACAGAGGTTACCAGCGTAACCGACACCACAAGTATCTTTACCCAGTAGTATTATGTCTAACTCAACTTGCGACTGTCCCTGCCACACTGGCGGCAGATGTCGGGGGTGTAAGTGCAACAGCAAATCCGATAGCTAATAGTTCAGGCTCAGTTACGAACCAAGCTATTCAGGTATTACAAGGACCATATATCACTAACCAATATGGTGGTGGTATCGCATGTCAAGGACCTACTGCTAACATAACACCATTCATTACTCATGCTCGTAATGAGAAGGATCCATTTGAGACACACTACATGGAACCTCAATACGACAACAGAGATTTTGAAGGTCAGATGGTAGAGACTCAAAAAAATGTGAAGAACTGGCCATGGGAATCTTGGTATGATGATAGAACATATACCAACTCAGATGGTGAGACTGTTCGTGCATTTGAAGATGGTGCAGACATGACTATCACTACCATGGAAATGATGGGTGATGGTGTGCCTGATAATCCAGGTCACGAACTCTGGAGGAAACCAGTAAGAACTGGAGACACTAGAAATTATAGCACAAGCGTTGGATTATCTGCAACAATCTCTTTCCCACTTGATGGTGGAATGCAAGAGCGTTGTAAGCAAGCAGCAGATACTCAGATTCAAATGCAGCAACAGATGATTGCTAATAAAAGATTAGATTTTGAGATTGCGAGACTTAAGAATTGCGGTCAGTTAATGCAGGCAGGTATCAGTTTCCACCCACGTAGCCCATACTTTAAAATATGTGCAGACGTGGTAGTTAACAATGTTAATACCGTCAAGCAACATCGTCACTCTATCCCTTCGGTTTCAGTGCCGAACGTAAGATCTTTATCGCCCGGTTCCGATCCCGTTGCTCCGCCTTCCTCTCAGTCGCAGACAATACAGGGGGCTTCTTACCCCGTAAGGCAGCAATCTTCTTCACAACCTTCTTCGTCACAGGTTTCACCACTTTTAACAAAAGATCAGCAAGAGGCTTTGCAAGCAGTGCAGAGGTCGTCGCAACTACAGCAATTGAGGCGGTAACAGTTATCATACCTGCTGATGGTATGTTCTGTACAATCTGATCAGGTATTGTAAGGTTTTCAAATACAGGGAGACATTCTTTTCCGACTGTCTCATACCCAGTAATCTTTTTATTACCCTCTAGGATTTTTCCTACAGGGTTTTTTAATTCTTGTGCTCTACTAGGACACTCTGCTAATGCAGCATCAGTTTTAGGAGCTGGTGGTGTAGCAGGAGTCTCTGGTGTTTTTGTATCTGGTGGAATGATTGGTGGAGGTGGTGGACCCTCATTTGTTATAGTTAACCTACGTGGATCATAATCTATTGGATTATAACTAGGTGTTCCTGCATCACAGAATACTTGTACACCATCTCTATCTTCTTCTTTGAGTGTTTGATTCTCACTACTATCCCTATGGGACTCAACACACCCTGGTATATTAATAATAGGAATACCCACCTGTGTAGTTACGGGTGGGTAAATTGGTAGTGCCTGTGGAGGATTAGTCATCCAATCAGGCATTACATTAATATTCAAATCACGAATATCACCAACACGAATATCATTATTCGGTATATTAATATTAGGTATGTCCATCAGCAATCATTAAATACACTACCAACTGTAGAACCAAGTGAGGATCCTGCCTTTTGTCCTAGTAGAAGTGCCCATCCACCTGCTAACCATCCAACGTATGGGATGCCAACAGCAGCAGGAACAGCAACACCAGCAGCGATAGCACTACCTGCCATTGCACCTTGACTCCGTGCGCCAGCGTCCGCCACTAAACACTCTGCTTCTTTTGCAGTCAACTTTCCCTCATCATCTGTTGCACCTCCCATATTTCTGGTGCCTTCCATAGTGAACTGATCGCTACGATACTCACGACGGTTCTCGTATTTCTTACCACCAAAGAATCCACTTTGATTTTTTTGAAGTTCTAAGGATCTATCGGACTGGAGAACTTTAGGATCGTTTGCACGATACTCAATCTCATATCCATCCTTACCAGCTTTAATGGTATATGATGAATAATCTCCACGAGGGATATTGATTGTGGGTACGTTTGGAACTTGTGGTTCTTCTGGTCTATGGATTACATAACCCAACAAACCAACATGTGCTAAAGCAAAGAGTCCACCTAGTGTCAGTGCAATACCTTTGATAGGAGACTTATTTGGTGCCCCAACTTTTTCAGTTCCATCTACTCTAAATGTTTCGTTAGTCATAGTTAGAATGGCAAGGAAGGAATAGCACCACCAGTAGCAGCAGGCATACCTATAGCACCACCAGTAGCACCAGGGAGTTCTGGCATTGCAGAGTCCATCATTCCAGGAAGTTGTCCAGCAATTGCTTCTGCTGCTGCAGATGCAACTTGAGATTTAATATTCTCAACAATAGAATCTTTATTGAGATATAGTGCGGTGCCTCCACCGATGATACCTGCAGTTCCTACAAATGATAGTACTGCTAAAACATTAATTACTTTTTGCATTTTATTCTCCGTTACATTTTATATTTTTCATCAGTAGAAATTTTGACTGGTGCCTGTTCAATACGAATAGTTTGTCCAGGTGCAGTTTGTGCTGCTTTCTCAATCAATCTTTCCATCTGTTCTTTGGTGATACCACCACCACCATTACTACTACCACCTTCTCCTGCTTTCTTCGCTGCCTGGACACCAAAAGTAGCTAAAACTCCAGTGAAGACGCTGGCGATAAAAGTTGGATCTAGTTTTTGTTCAGGAATTCCAAGTGCTGGTGGAAGTTTGATGTATGCCAGCGTGAGTATTCCGCCAGACCAAACAAGGATGCCGAGCCTAACAAAAGTAGACAGAATAGCAAGCTGCTCTTCTTTATCATCTGCTGCCTCCTTAATTTTACCGAGAAGACCTTTCTTTTTAGGTTCTTCCTTCTTTACTTCTTCTGACATACATCAACAGCAAGGCTCTTTTATTTATTGTTTATAAAGTCCATTAACTCTTGGGTAAATTTGTCTATTGTAATTAAGATTATTATCTTCCCTATCTGTAGTGCGTCTACCATTCAAAGTAGATTGTTTAAACCCAGAAATATATCCAGTAGTTGGTCTTGGATTGCTACAAAATACTTCTCGGTTAGGACTACCTTTTGAACAAGTGTAATCATCATATCCACCTTGCTGTCCTATATTACTTACAGCATTTATAACAATACTTCCTTCCATATTACTGTGACTACCACACTGATACTTAACTGTCTGTCCAGAGTATGTACTTCCCGGTGTCCAAATAACTTGAGTGGCATTGTTAGCAAATCCTTGACCAGTTACACCAGGAATGTTATTACCACTTGAATCTCTAATGTAAAGAGGGTGAGTCCAAGATGCTCCTGCAGTTAAATTAATAGTTCCTTGCATACCAGGGTGAGCACCACACTGATACTTGTATGTTCCAGAGGAATATCCACTTGTGTCCCATAGAATTTGGTTCCCTTGAGAATTAGCTCCCTGACCAGTGACCCCGGTCGTAAGATTATTTCCGCTACTATCTCTAAGATATATTGGGTGAGTGGTCATGTTTGCAGCTAACTCCATATCAAGTGAGTCACCTACGGTGAGGTTTATGGTAGGGTTCCAACTCTGAGATCCATTAGTATCAGTCATTTGATAACCATTACTAGTTTGACCAGCATCTACCTGATAGTAAACATACCCGCCAGCGGAGGGAAGAGTGATAGTCAAAGTATCGTTAGGATCAATAGTTATAGTCGGATCAAGTCCATTAATATTACCATTACTATCTGTTCCGGTTAGGTAGTAATCTTGAGATGTAGTTTGAGCTCTATCAATAGAGATGTTGTAGCTGTTACCAGTAGCACCAAGAATATCAAAGTCCATCAAGTCATCACGAGAAAAATTTCTAATGAATTGAATTGCATCATCATTAGTAAATCTTTCTCTACCCGTAGCAGCACAGGCAAGGATACCACATACCTGAGGCGATGCCATACTAGTACCACTAATCGTTAGCATGTTATCAATACCAGCAGGATATCCTGGTCTTGTAATAGGTCCCTTATTCTTTCCCTTGGCTCCATCACCACCAATAGAAAGAATATTTGAACCAGGAGCAAAGACATCAATCCTTTCTCCAAAGTTTGTAAACGATGACCGGCGATGATCGCTAGTAGTATTAATTGAACCTACACAAATGAAACCCTTTGCATGGCAAGGGGAGCTCCCTCTATGCATATTACGGATATACCCACTTATCTTAATTTTATTATTATAATCTTGATGACCTTCACGGACAGAATATGTATTTGCATTACCGGCAGCACCAACCATAACAACACCTTCTTCCATAGCATCAATAGCATCTAGATCTAGAGCTTCATATCTAGAAGGATATCCATTTGGATTATATCTAGCACCAAAGTCAGCTTGGATTCCATCATTAGTCCACCCTGAAGGACCGGGATTATTAGCATCATATGTCGTTCCTCGGTAAGTAATATACTCTACATCACCAGAATTCCAATCACCAGTATAAGCATATCCCCAACTATTATTACATATAGTAGGGTTTCTTCTACCCGTTACAGGATTGATCGGTTTAGTTCTATGAAACTCTCTTACATAATCAAAAATTCTCAGAGCTCCATGTGATCCTCCAAAGGTAAGCGCATAAATGTTTGCTTCTTTTGCCCACCCATAATACTTTCCAGCAACAGTACCTGCAACATGACACCCATGATCATCGGCATTACTAATAGGAGGGTGTGAATAATTACCACCATAACCTAGATTAGAATGTTCTACATACCAATCGTACTGAACAAATCTACTTTGTCCTGGAGTAACCGCTTCGCTTTCCCATTCATCAGAATCAAATCCAACTTCACCATCAACAATAACTACATCAACATGACGACCATCATTAAAAATATTTACATCTTTACCTACTGTTCTTTGATTGGTTCCCCAAACACCTTTCATTCTCTCAGCAATAGTTCCAGCTGAATGAAGATGTCCCCACTGACGATCATTTTGTTGAGCAACATTAGTAGTACTATACTTTGTAAAGTCACCAACGATATCATATGGACTTTGATTAGTATATCCACAAAGTGTTGGTTCTAAACCAAGTTCTTCCGGGGATAATTCACAAGCAATAACTCTCTCATCTTGAGAAACTAATACAGATTCTTCTTCTGTTAATTTGTAGTGTGTATTCCTACTAACTGATCTACGATCTAAAAGTTCTACTGCTCTATCTGGAATGTATAGCGCACCACCTTCTGTCTCCATGTCATTATAGAGACTCTGTAGATCTTCATACGATCTACATGAGACAATATATTCTTTCATATCAGACCTCTAGTTGTACAAAGTGTAGAGTTACTGTAATATTTTGAGTGCCACCACTTTTATTTACAACCTTAACATAAGCAGTTGTTGATGGTGTTCCATCATCATTCCAACCAATAGTACCTGGAGTAATAGGTTGCGTACCACCATCGGTCGTAATAATCTCAGCAATTACACCAGATCCTGGTTGAGGATCCGTAACTTCATTTCTGGATATATCATTACTTCTAGCAGTAGATGATGTATAAAGTGTTACCCATGCAGCATGTGATGTTTGAATCTTAAGTAATGCGTATGTTTTTGCTGCAGTAATATCAAGATAGTAACTCTGTCCATCAGCAGCAGCATTATAAGTTGCTTGAGCAGTTGTTCTACTAGTAAGACCTGATCCACCACCACCAGATGGTGCTGCTGGTTCCCATTTAGATCCATCCCAAGTTAATACATCATTAGCACTAGGTGCTGTAGTTGTAGTGTCTACATCAGATAATGCATCAATTGAAATACCATTCAAAT